GAATCCTCTATCACGCCACTAACAAAACAATTGTACGCAGTAGTCTGCCGGGCAGCGCCCATAGCATTCTGTACACGACCGGCAGGTAGGAACCGCAAATGCCGCATGGTGTCTTTGAATGCCTCGAAATGTTCAGGGCTGTCCTTTAGGCTATCTGCAATACGGATAATCTTTGAATAGAAGTCTTCACCCGTTTGCCTATATTTCTGTTTGTCGATTTCAATTGAGAGCGGTACGGACATACCGTAGTGGGCATTGGCAAGCAGCATCAAAGTTCGACCTTTCCATTGAGTTGGTTGATCCGCATCTCTGCATATCTAATGACTTTACTGAGATCAGTGATTTCAGATTCCACTGCGTCAGCGTCAGGGTAATCCTTGAACCCTGCACGAGAGGCGTATTTAATTATATTGCCGCGCCAGAACTCCATGCCGTTTCGCATGATGTAAGTGATTGGCTCAATCTTCCACCGCGTGTAGTGGCTAGGGCGGTCAATGATATCTTCGCGATCCTCTTTCATTCGTCTCAGGATGTAGTCGTCTCTGTTTTCATTAGATTTTGGGATGGCATCCATGGCTTCACTTCCCTCTTTTCGTGGTCAAAATCTGAGTAACGGCAGATGCGGGAGACTTGCGCTTGGACAAGTGCATCAGTGCTAGTAAGTCCTTTATTCTCGTAAGCTGCGACAACGTCCGGCCAAGGGTTGTTGTCTGCCTTATCAAGTATTTTTTCAGCCCTCTTCGGACCTATGCCGGGGACACCGAAATAGTTATCCGTTGTGTCGCCTGTGAGCATTTGGAGCCAGTGCTGCCGGTCTCCATCGGCTTCCGTGATCGTGACTATTTTGTCGAGCTTGTGGTCCCAGTGAAGCCCCGGTATCTGGAGGAGGTCCTTGTCGCGGCTGTACATGATCCTCCGCTCACCGACAGGCTCAGTCAGGAGAATACCCAGAACATCATCAGCCTCTAGTGAGTACCAATTTTCACAATGCCTCGTCTTCTCCAGATACTGGCGGAGGGGGGCAAGGGCGACAGGCTTACGTATGCCGACTCTGTTCGCCTTGTAGGTGTCCAGTATGGACTTGCGCCAGTTAGTCTTGTCGGTCAGGCAGATCACAGCGTCGTCGCTTTTTGTCTGATCTATGATCTTATGTATTGCCGCATCAACCGTCTGTTTAGCTTCGTTTATGTCTACCCACGCGGCCATAACGCCATCAGAAAACTCGACGTTTTGTTCAGTCACAGCAGCGATCTGGTAGATCAGGATGTCGCCGTCAATTAAAACTTTGGTCATCGTCTGGCCTATTCTTAATGTGTTTCTGCCCAAGTTTTCCCAATGCGATATTCTCCAGTGATCGGAACTCTGAGGTTGAAATGTGTTCCCGCAGCCTCGATGGCTTCGACAGCGACCTGACCAACTTCTTCGGCCAGTTCTTCATCAGCTTCGATCTGGATTTCATCGTGTATCCAGCAGACCTGCTGTACGCGATCACGCCATCCACGCGCCTCGACCTCGCGGTCAAACTGAATGAGCCACTGTTTAGCTGTGGCTGCGCCAGCGGCTTGCAGCAGGACATTCAGTGCGCGGTGGGGTGAGCGCACAGGGAGCAGTCGCTGGTCTAGTCCTTTGAGACATCCTGCTTGCTGGACTTTTTCCTGAACGGCAGATATGAGCTTGCCCAAACCAGGGTTAGCCGCAAGGAACGTATTCTTGACTTGAGAAGCCTGTCCTTTACGAAGCCCGGTGACATCAGCCAAGCGATTGACGCCTGCGCCGTAGACCAGAGCATAAATAAAACGTTTAGCAATATCGCGAGAAGCAAGACCAGCGGCCTGCTGATTGTGCGTGTGAATGTCGCCATTTAATACTTCCTTTGCGTAAACCCCGCCGTCAAACGGGGTGGTGAAATGAGCAAGCATCCTTAGCTCGATGCCTGATTGATCAACGCCGACAAGTGTTTTGCCGGGGCTGACAGTGAACAACTCGCGACACTCTTTGCCGAAAGGTGCGTGTCCTGATGGAACTTGTTGGAGATTTGGCGCACGCATAGATGCGCGACCTGTGACCGTACCATTGGTTAGGACTGATCCATGGATGCGGTCACCACGGAGTGCGCCTAGCCAGCTACGCTTGCCGTCAGACAACATGCCAAGACGCTTCTGAACCATGAAGTATTCCGCAAGGATTTTACCCTGTGGGAACGACAGGCCCATAAGGACTGTCTCATCGAGTTTGGCCCGCCCATCTGGCGTAGTCTCTTTTGCCTGCCAGCCAAGCTCCTCAAGTTTGCGCTGTATGTGGTGGCGGCTGCTGGGGTTGAAGACGTTGTGCTTGATCTTCGTGTAAGTGCAGCCCGCCGTCACCGCAGGTTTGGTTTTGTAGTTCACGGTCTTGGCAGGGGTGACCACCTCCACCTGTGACCACCAAGGTGTGAACACCGCTTGCAGTTCGTCATCAAGCTCTGCCCGTCTGCGCTGTAGCTTGGCACATAACTCTAGTGCCTTGGGTTCATCAAAACGGAACCCTTGCCGCTCTTGCCGCGCAATTAGCCACTGTACCTCATGCTCAAGGTCAACGGCTGTTTCTGGGCAGTTCTTAGCTTGTATCGTCTGCCATAGCTTTGCAGTCACTGCGGTGTCCTGAATACAATAGAACATCATGTCCTCGTTGAATTCATCCCAACCACCTTGGTAGTCGTCTTTTGGACACCCTAAACGTATCCCCCAAGCAGCCAGCGCGTGGCTGCCTTTGAGCCTGTTGGGAAGCTCTACTTTTTTGGCCCAATCAGTGTCTGCTATGTCGGACCAAACGAGACGGGAGAGCGTCAGGGTGTCGCGGACCTTCGCGGGTTCTGGATTGAACCACGGGAAGCACTTCTGAATAGCAGGGATGTCAAACGCTATGACGTTGTGACCTACTATCAGTTCTTTGCTGAGGAGAGACCGCAGGCCATCTTCGATCTGATGTGGCGCATAGCTCTCCGTGATCCCTGTCTCAGTGTCTCTAATCGCAAGACAGTGAACAGTGTTAAGTTGGTCGAGCAGGCCGTTCGTTTCAATGTCGAAAATGTATGCCATTTGGTGTCCCCTTGCAAACAGTATGGATTAGGCTAAAGAGTATTCCGCGTAGGTGCGCCCCCGCCCATCATCCTTGATGACCTTGGTAATCTCATGGCCGCTTTCCCGTAGCTCGAAAATCCTCGCGGCCAATCGATAGACGCCAAAGACGCCCATGGCTTCTAAGGGGCTGATCGTCCTGCCGCCCTTCAAGTGCTTCAGGATCATATCGTTTTGGGATTGTTTGTTTCTCACTTTCCATCCTCCTTCACGCTGTTGAACTTCTGTCATTACTGCTGCGTACTCACTGACCAACGCAGGGTCTTTGACTGCTTGCACAGCCAAGCGTTCGGCGTGTGCGAACAGGTCGTCATCAGAAATCTTCTGCATCAAAATTTACCTCAAGCATCCGGCCTGTCTCTCGGTTGAATTCGAGGACAGTTCCAATACCTGTCTCGCCGGAATGGCGGTTTTTCAGGATACGAAGTTTTGTGCGGTGGGCTTCATCGGGCGACTGCTGGTTTCTTTCACAGCCGATGACAAGGTCAGCCAGATGGCCGATTGCACCGGAGCCGCGCAGTTGTGCGAGGGATGTCTGTCCGCCTTCTTCATGGGGCTTGCCTTCTGGCCTCTTGAGGTGGCTCACCAAGATTAAGCCGACCCCTGTCTCTTCGACAAGCTGGCGTAGCCTGGTCATTATGGAGTCGATCAGAACTCGTTCATTTTGTGACTGATCTTCCAGACCGCCAGATACTACGATGCTAAGGTGATCTAAGATGATGTAGGTGCAGCCCATGGCAGCGAGGTAACGACATCTGTCGAGAAGATTGTCGCCAGCAAGGCTACCAAAATGATCGTAGAGATAGAGCCTGCCACTGCCGACAGTAGCGTCAAAACCAGTGCGGAGATCGGCTTCCGAAATATCTGCGATGCCAAGATTAAGGCGCTTGTTAATCTCAAGCCCGACAAAAACTCTAAGCGTGTGCTTGACGCTCTCTTCTAAACAGATGACTCCAAGGGTCTCTCCTTCTTTCAGGAGGTGGTGGCCCACCTCTTTAACGATCTGAGATTTGCCAATTCCTGATCCTGCGGTGAAGACTGTCAGTTCTTTTTTACGGAGACCGCGTGTCTTCTCGTTGAGCGAGGGCCACGGGTACAGAACACAATCATTATCATCTTCTTGGATGAATTCGTCCCACAGATCGACCCCTGCAACGATACCGTCTGGGCGATACTCTTTTGCCCGCCAGATAGCATTGATCAGTTCTGCGCTGCGGCCTGCCATCAACATCTCGGACGCATCTTTTAGTGGCAGGTTTGCAATCTTAGCTGTGCCCGGCGGCATGAGCTTGGCGCACTCAAGTGCCGCTGCCTGACCTGCCTCATCGCTGTCGAGCATAAAGACGACAGTTTCAAATTTGAGTAGGTAGTCGAGTGATCTGGCGACTGCCTTAGCTGCCCCCTGTGCGCCATTGGGTACTGAGACTACCGCCCATTTATTGCCTTGCGCTTGGCTCATGGCGAGGGCGTCTAGCTCGCCTTCTACGACAATTAAAATCTTGCCGCGTGACCACAGGTGCTGCCCGTAGAGACCTGCCTGCTTGAGATCACCACGGCTGGTGAAATCTTTGTTGGCAAATCTGATCTTTTGGAAGACGACCTGATTCTCTTTGGTGTAGTTCGCGATCTGGACAAGTTCACCATTCAGTTCCCCTGTCGAGTATCCCCAGAGTTTGCAGGTCTCTTCGGTGATCTTGCGTTTTGCTAGTGCTTCGATTTGCCCTTTCGGGAGTAAACCTTTTTTGATTTTACCTTGCGTTGGTGGAACAAGCGAGATTGGAGTGACGTTGCTGTCGGAGACCGGGGCTTGCGTGTGCGCTTGGCACTTGTGGCAAAACGTGTGCCCATCCGTATACACTCCTAAAGCATCGGAAGACCCGCAATCGGGACACGCTGCATGTTCGAGGAACTGCGAGTCTTCCATAATTTTTCTCCTATTTTTTGATTAAGTGGCAATCCACCATTTCTGAACATCAAAACCGGGACATTCTTTTTTCACGTTGGGGAAATCGCGGTGGCCCCTCAGTGACGCTGATGGATACTTAACAAGTAAGTCCGCAATTAGATCGGCTAGGGATTTGAACTGCTCGTCGGTGAATGTGTCTGTGCCAACTAGGCAGACACCAACTGAGGTCTGATTAAATCCTCTGACGTGGGCACCCATTGCATCGATGTCTCTGCCATCTTCGACAGTGCCATCTCTGCGTATGATCTTGTGGTAGCCGCATCCAATCCAGCCACGTTCTTTGTGCCACCTGTCTATCTCGGCAAAGCCAATGTCCATTTCGGGTGGGGTCGCGGCGCAATGAATTGCGATCCAGTTTGTATCAGTTCTTTTTCGTGTTGCCATTGGTCGGGGGCCTCCTTGCCTCCCTCAGCCAATCCTCCGGTATGCTGCCCTTGGCGTACTCAAATTGATGTTTGTCGCACCACATTGCATAAGTCGTGGCCGACTGTTTTGATATCCGTTGCTTGGGGTTTGAAAATACGAAGCGAATGTCGATGTCGGGGTGTTGGTCCCTGATCAACAAATGCTTCTGGCGATCCGCTGTGACGAACCTGCCCTTGGTCTCAACG